TAGTTACTATATTTACTGTATAGATTTTTGTATATTTTTTCATTCCTTTTCCATGTTTCTTTTTGATTTTTTACGATGTTATATGGATTGCTTGATAACCTATACCAATCAACTTTATCTAGGTTATTTTCAAGTATATGAATCGCATTTGGATTGTGTGATAACCAATACCAATTAACTTTATCTAGGTTATTTTCAAGTATATGAATCGCATTTGGATTGCCTGATAACTCCTTCCAATTAACTTCATCTAGATTTTTTTCAAGCAAATGAATCGCATTTGGATTGCTTGATAACCTATACCAAACAACTTTATCTTGGTTATTTTCAAGTATATGAATAGCATTTGGATTGCCTGATAACTCCTTCCAATTAACTTCATCTAGATTTTTTTCAAGCAAATGAATCGCATTTGGATTTGGATTGCTTGATAAATTATACCAATCAAGCTTTCTTTCATCTATCCAATCTAAAAATTTATATTCTCCTTCAATCATGTAATCCAATAAATTGTATGTGATTAAATCCTTTGGCAAGACTTCAAACGCTTTCTTCAGAATGTCGCACATTATGATGCTATATGTTACGATGCTATATGTTACGATGCTATATGTTACGATGCTATATGTTACTATGCTATATGTTACTATGCTATATGATATGCTATCATATAATATAAATTCAATTCAATTTTTTTATAAATTTACAAGTGCGTGGTAAAAGTTACATTAGTGAACTGCACCCTTCTTTTTAGGAGCGACGCATCCGCTTCCTCTACAACGCGCCAATGCCGAGTTTCTGAATGTCCTATCCACACTTTTGTATGACAATGAACTATTTACTGGAAGTCCGGCTTTACTCGCATTTTGTCCTATGGCTTGTATTTTTTTATACATTGTATGTTCCTCTGCGCCATGTCCCCAACTTTTTTGTTTTTTCAATCCTCCAGAATTATTCGCATAAGCATGTAGTGCGTTTGAAAACATGCTTCCTTGTGACATTGTATCTGGCTTGAATGGACTTCCCATAACTGCGTTTGAAATACCATTATTTTCATAATTTCCACTTGATGTTGTAAAGAACATATTATAGTATATCTATATTTTTTATCTTGTTCGTTTTCATTGTCTAATACTTAACCGCATTGTAATTGTTGTTAATAATAGCTAAGTTTTTCTTACGGGTCACTTCAGACGCGTCTGGAACATAACGGATGTTTCCATTATACATACGACCATTGTTTCCAAACGCATTTCTTAATACCAATCGTGTCATTGAACGATTATTTCCACTATCTAATGTAAGTCCGCTTAATCCTCCTTTTGGTTGAACTCCATGAATACCACCTCCTAATTTTGTATATACAAGAGACATCTACTATATATTATATATATGATATATATTTTATCATGTAAAAACAATAAAAAAGTATATTATTTTTTATACTTTTTTATTTTTATTTATGATTTTTATTGTTTTATACTTTTTATTGTTTTATACTTTTTATTGTTTTATACTTTTTATTGTTTTATGTTTATAGAATTATATACTTTATACTATATACCATACAAACACGTTATTCAAATCACTTTGTCATAATTCTCGGCGCAATATTCATAGTAATCAATTCTTGAAACATCAACTTACACGAATAGGGCAATTCAACATAATCAAATTCAATTCTATTATCACATGTCTTACACGCATGTATATGCGTATTATCATTATACGCCGCAATCATACCACAACATTTACATACATAAACACTAAATGCGTCTGAAGCATCATACAATCGTCCTTTATTAAATCGCGAAGCACCATGCGAACAAATACAATCACGCTCCATCTCTCCATATCTCAAACCACCATCACGAGAACGACCTTCAGCTGGCTGTCTTGTTAAATTCACCATTGGCCCAATTGACCTTGAATGCATCTTATCCGAAACCATATGTTTCAATCTCTGGTAAAACACTGGCCCAATAAACACCGATGTTTCAATCTGTTCTCCTGTCAATCCATTATACATCAATTCATTTCCTTTTGATTCATATCCCAATTTTTGAAGTTCGCTCGCAATATCCTTAATATCAAACTTTCCAAAACTTGTGCCATCACCAAATAATCCCATCTGTATCAACACCTTTCCAAGCAATGTTTCCTTCAATTGCGCGATTGTCATACGAGACGGAATAGCATGAGGATTGATAATAATATCTGGACGAATACCTTCAGCCGTAAATGGCATGTTTTCCTCTGGAATGATATTTCCGCAAGTTCCTTTTTGTCCGTGTCTTGACGAAAACTTGTCACCAATCACCGGCTTTCTTAATGTTCTAATACGCACTTTACAAAAGTTGTATCCTTCACCATTTCGTTCCAAATAATTCTTATCAATATATGACTCTTCGCGTGTTCTATAAATATGACTGTGGTCTTCATACTTAATCACCTTAGTGTGGTCGTTACGCGCATCTTTAATCGGCAACACTTTTGAAATAATAATGTCGCGATTTTCAACCAGTGTATTTTCTGGAATAACACCTTGCGAATTCACCTTGTCGTAATTGCCAAATTTAATACCTTTCGTTTTAGATGGGTCTGGACGACAGCGTATTTCTTCGTCGCCGTGTATTTTCTTCTCCTCATCCTTTTCAGTATGATATATCGTCGCTTGAAACAGCCCTCTGTCAATAGAACCCTTATTCACCAAGACACTGTCTTCTTGATTATATCCAGTATGTGTCATAATCGCAACAACGACTTGACTTCCAGAAGGAATTTCATTGAGTTTAATCAAATTCATTAAACGCGTTTCTACAAGCGGTCTCATTGGATAACTCAATACATAGGCCGTCTTATCCATACGGCTGTCAAAGTTTGTAACATACATTCCAATTGCTTGTTTCGCCATAGCACACTGGTATGTATTTCTAGGTGATTGATTGTGTTCTGGAAAGGGTGTGCATGATGCGACAATACCGAAAATAGTGCTGGGGTGTATTTCGCAATGGGTGTATCTTTTTATACCCATATTGTCTTTATCTAAATCGGTTGGTTCCATCGCAATCATACTCAGATTTTGTTCTGCTGGGTCAATATATTCAATAACCGACTCTTCAATCTTGTTATCAATTAATAAGTCTTCCCATGACAGCTCTTTTGACATCAGACGACGAATGTGGCTGTTATTTAGAAGCAACTTATTGTCTTTTACACGCAATACTGGGCGTGTTAATCTACCGGCGTCGCTACATACGCGAATCTCCTTCATTTTTATATTGAAAATGATAGATGTGTAAATGTTAATAATACCCTTGTATTTTTTCTCTTTTAACGATTGATACAACTCAACTGGGTCTTTCGCCATTCCTAACCATGTTCCATTGACAAATACTTTTATTCCATTTTCAAGGTCGCAATTCTTTTCTACGCCATTCTTTTCCACGCCATTCTTTTCAACGCAATTCTTTTCCACGCCATTCTTTTCAGCGCCAACAGTCAATTCAACAATATACGGTTTAACAAACTCATACAACGCATTGCTATTACAAGGAATCGTGATGTGAGTCATATAACTGATATTTTTGACAACACCAACAGACCCACCTTCTGGCGTTTCAACCGGACAAAGAAATCCCCATGTCGTATTGTGTAATTTTCTGGGCGGAACCAATTTACCACTCTTGTCAATGGGCGTATTAATGCGTCTCAAATGACTAAGACTGGAAATATATGTAAGACGATTCAACACTTGAGCTACACCGACTTTATTATTGTTATTTGTATGTTTTATACAAAAGTCGCCGGTTGATAATGCGCGTTTCAATCCGTTTTCAATGGTGGTTGATTTCACAATTTTATATACATTTGTCAAATTAATAATGTTGGTATAATCTTCAACTGAACGCCATGAACCATTATTAATTTCTTTCACGACTTGCTTCTGCATATCTTTAACGAGCTTGTTGAAATAATTTCTGAATAAATTATTCAAAAGTGTTCCAGTCAATTCAATACGCTTATTCAAATACGAATCACGGTCATCCGCTTCTTGAATACCAAAACTCGCACATAATAATTGATTTGTCATATATCCCAAGAAGTATATCTTCTGTTCCATCGTTTTACAATGCGGAAACAAATCATTATTCAGCACATCCAATGTAAAGTTGAGCTTCTTCTTTGCGCCCAATTCTTTATCCATATTATTGTGTGGTGTGAATATTGCTTGACTGGTGATATATTTAATTGCGGTCTCTTGGTCTAAACAATTGTTTGCTTCAACAATAGATGCTCTCAATGCCATCATCATATTTTTATTCTTTTCATTTTCAATATCCAAAATAATATGACGACAAATTTCTTTATCTGATATGATGCCAATTGCGCGAAATACAATAAACAATGGAATTGGGTTTTTAATTCTTGGTATTTGGAGTGACATAGCATATCCCATACCGTTATTTTTCGCAGACATAAGTAATGATATTTGCTTTGGCGAAATACACTTGAAATCCGGAACAGAACGGATTTCTGCCATCCATTGCCATTTGCTATTATTCTTGGAAATATTGAAACAATGAACGAGGTTTTCGGCAATGCGTTCTTGTCCCAAGCAGGTTTTTTCAGAACCGTTAATGATGAAATATCCTCCGGGGTCCATATAACATTCATCATTCACCGTGTGTGGAATGTGCTTGTATTGTTCCAATACACAAATAGATGATTTCAACATGATGGGAAGTTTTCCAATATTTATTTTGGGGAAGGATTTATACAAAACTTGTTCGGTTTCAAGAATAGGGCCAGAGCGAATAATATATTTGACATTCATATCAAGTGTCATGTTTGAAGCATAAGTAAAGTTTCTGTATCTGGCTTCTTGGGGAAACATCAATTTTGATGCGCCGTTATTTTCGTGAATTTGTGGTCTATAAATACTGAAATTTTCAAATGTTACAAACATTTCCAAGCGATTTTTATTTGCTTCTTTTACAAAATCTTGCTCAGAACAGATACGGACAGGATTAAACATTTGAACTGTTTTTTGGATTTGATAAGATACGAAATCATTATAAGATTCTATTTGATGACGAACCAATTGTTTCAAGTGCTTGCCTTCAAAATAGCTTTGAATCACTTGAAATGGCTCTTCAATGTATTTTGTAAGAGTCTGGTCGTATTCACGCTTTTCATTGTCTTGTGCGGATGCTGATGCTGATACGGATACAGACGCCATTGTTATAGATTACTATACATATCTATGTATCTCTATAAATCGTTTCAATTTTACATATTTCATTTTTACATATTTCATTTTTACATATTTCATTTTCACATATTTCATTTTCACATATTTCATTTTCACATATTTCATTTTCACATATTTCATTTTCACATATTTCATTTTTCATTTCATTTCATTATATACTCATTTCATTATATACTCATTTCATTATATGCGTTTTCTTTTTTTATGCATTTTAGATATTTAGTATAGTATATGACAAAAACAATACAATTAAATTCGCAATTTCTCTCATCTTCTTCAAGAGGTTCTGATAGAGGAACCCGAAAAATGAGAGATAAGAAAGAAAAACCAGCGGTTTCATTAGTTCAACCCAATAAAATGCGTAATGATTTGTTAAAAAAAATAAAGGATTATCAAGCAAGAACGGAAGGTAAAAATACAGATGTTAAAAATACAGATGTTAAAAATATAGATGATGAAAATGAAAAAAATATGGAAAATATAAACTTACAAGATTTCACAGATGAGTTTAATAAATCACTTCATTTTTTACAAGACTTGACAAATAAAAAAGATAATGTATTCAAACCAAGTAAAACAAGAAAAAATCCGAAATCATTTGAAGTAGATATTGAATTGCCTGATGAAATGGAACAAGCGGCTAATGCTGCGCCTGTATCGGGGATGACGGGTGCTACAGCACCCCGTGTATCTACTACGCCTGTATCTACTACGCCTGTATCGGGGATGACGGGTGCTACAGCACCCCCTGTATCTACTGCGCCTGTATCGGGGATGACGGGGTGCCCCCGTGTATCTACTCCTTCTAA